CTGCAGTAGTATTGCTCCACACCGAATGGTGGGCGCTATTTTGAGTAAAATTTCCCCCTGCTGTTGACGGGTTGAACCCAGTATCAATCCCGTCACCGGTGGTGACGGCAGTATACCCCCTGTCTGTTGTAAATGTAGGTGCCCCTGTTTTGGTGGACAAAGATGCAGCGACCATATCAGTGCGAGCACTTGGTTCATTCTCGGCTGCAAAAATAAATAGCCGATCTAGAATTGCCCAGACCCCGTCTGTCTTCAATCCAGTGATCAGACTATTGACCAAAGTCTGCCTTGCTCCACTGACCGTACCTCCGTTGGTAACCACGGCGTTGATCCATGCCGTAGTGGAGCTATCCAAACCTCCAGCAGCCGGATGATCCATGAACAATGCGGCTACCACAGGCATCAGGTCAGCCCCGTCCCAGAGATCAGCCACGTCGTCGAGGTAAGCTTGAGCGCCGTAGCGATGCCGTTGGCTGCGAGCGTGCGTGAGCCGGTGCCGCCAGTACCTGCGAGCGTCATGGTGTCGGTCGTGATGGCAATGGTCACCGTATTTATCATGTTCACGAACGTGAGCGTAGTGCCGATCGGATAGGCCACACTGGCGTTGGCTGGAATGGTGAAGGTCCTAGCCGTGTTGTCCGTAGTCGGATGCGTGATCGCAGTGTTTGCATCAGCAAGCACGCCAGTGTAGGCCACGCTCTGATTGTTGATCGGGATCCCAGGCGTGTTCCACGTCCCATCGGCCCTGAGGAAGTTGGTAGTACCTCCACCAGACGCTGGAACAAGGCCCTGCAAGGCAGTCGTGAAAAGGGCCAGTAGGGCCGTAGTCTGAGCGACTGTTAGATCTAAGGGAGCAGCTGCGGAGCCAGTGTTGTTGCCCTTGATCGTAGTCGCCGCCATGTTAGCTAGCTTGGCATTGGTGACGGCAGCGGCTGCGATTGTCGTTGCTACCGCCCCAGCAGTGCAGGTCACATCGCCTGTAAGGGCAGGATGATTAGATGCCTGAAGCAGAGTCTCACCAGATACGACGGAGCCAGCTGCGGCATAGTAGGCAAGCTGGTTAATGGTTCCTGCGTTGACCCCTCCACCCCCAGAAGGTGCGGCCCACGTACCATCAGCTCGCAGGAAGTTGGTAGTACCACCGCCACTTGCCGTAACCACGCCCTGTAAAGCCGTAGTGAACGGATTGAGCATCGCTGTGGCTTGCGCCATTGTCAGGTCGAGCGGTGCTCCGGTAGATCCAGAGTTGTTTCCCTTGATGGTGGCCGTCACCATATTCGCCATTTTGGCGTTGGTAACCACGGAGGCTGCGATCGTGGTAGTCAGCGACCCGCTTGGCTTAGTAACGTCGCCAACAAAGGCTGGTGAATTTGCCGCTGGCTCTACGCCTAGCGTAGTCCAAGCAGTAGCGACAGTCATATCTGTAGGCGCTGCAACGGAGCCCGTGGCATTGCCTTTGAATGTAGTTGCCGCCATTGCGGCAAGCTTAGCATTACTAACGACGCCAACAGAGATCGTCGTCGCTACAGATCCGCCCGTATTTGTAACATCCCCTGTAAGGGCAGGCATGTTTGCGGCTTGCAGGAGTGTCTCACCTGATACGGTAGAGCCTGCCGCTGCGTAGTAAGCGATTTGATTGATGGTTCCTGCGTTAACCCCGCCACCACCTCCTGCTGGAGTTGCCCAAGTGCCGTCGCCTCTCCAGAAGGTAGTGCCAGAAGCTAAGGTTCCAGAGTTTAAGTTGCCAACAGGAAGATTACCAGAAACATCAGCTGCCAACGAAACAGCACCATAACTCGGAACACCTGCTGCATTTCCGTGAAGGACCGTTGTTGTTGTGCCAAGCGAGGCAAGAACCTTGGTGTCGGCTCCACCAGCACCTAAGACTACCGCATTGAGAGTTAGGGCCCCACCTGTATTGGTTACCGTTCCCCCACCAGTGCCAGTGCCAATGGACCATATTCCATCAGAAGTAAACGTATACGTAATGCCGCCATAGGCATAGGTTTGGTTTACTGCTGGACTGGAGGGGAAATCTATAGCCATCTACAACCCTAACATTGGCATGTTTCCGCCGCCACCCTTGGGACTCGCAGTGTAGGTATACGTCGAACTGGCGGCGCTGGCGCCAGCTGGGGTAGTCACAATGACATTGACAGTGCCTGAACCAGCTGGTACAACCGCACTAATTTGAGTCGAACTGTTGACAGTAAAAGAAGGAGAACTGATACCTCCAAACGTGACTACAGTTGCACCGGTGAAATTGGTCCCGGTAATAGTTACAGTGTTGCCGCCTGAAGCTGGGCCGTTGGTCGGACTGATGCTGGTGACACTTGGCAGCGACGTAGTATAGGTATAAAAGCTCCCCGAACCGGCAGTGCTGGTACCAGCTGGAGTAGTCACGAAGATATAGACCGTGCCAGAGCCGGCTGGCGCAACAGCACTGATTTGAGTTGAACTATTGACACTAAAAGAAGTAGCATTGACACCACTAAACGTGACCGCAGTTGCGCCAGTGAAATCGGTACCGGTAACAGTTATAGTGTTGCCACCCGCAACTGGGCCGCTGGTAGGGCTTATGCTGGTGACATTTGGTGCAGGAATTGGAGTATAGGTGATTACGATAAGGCCTTGACCGCCAGCACCGGGCGTACCACTGGTACTAAGCCCCTTGCCGCCACCTCCTCCGCCACCACCGAATGTGCCTCCATTGCCTCCATTTGCACCGGTATAGACATTATTAGTACCACCACCACCACCACCGCCACCACTCACACCATAACCGGACGGCAAGCTTCCATCAAAAGAACCAGACCCACCGTAACCAACGGCGCCTGTGCCTGCACCGGTGCCAATAATAACGCCTCCACCTCCACCACCGCCAGCAAATCCACTCGAGGCATTTCCCCCAGGTCCACCAGCAGAGCCCGAAATGCCACCACCAACGCCACCACCAACACCACCACTGGTGCTTCCAGACATTGTCTGACCATCACCACCAGCGTTGCCTGCGCCGCCTCCACCGCCGCTATTGTTGCCAGAGACAGCACCACCACCATTGCCACCAGCCCCAGAAGGCCCTGCGCATCCGCCGCCGCCTCCACCACCAGAACTGGTACCGTCTGCCGTACCACCAGTACCGCCATTATAAGTTAATCCACCACCACCGCCACCACCATTACTAGGCCCTCCGGCTGCGCCACCATATGCTGGTACGGTGGATCCAGCAGCCGTTGTACCATTGAACCAGCTATCCTCACCAGCGGCTGCGACATGATACTCAACGCTCGCCCCTATTGTGTAGGTCTGATTAATTCCCTTAGAATAGGCTCCACCACCTCCGCCCCCTCCTCCGTAGTTGCCAGGAGAAGCATCTCCTCCATTGCCACCGCCGCCTATAACTTCAATAGTATTGGCAGCATTATTCCAATCAGTTGGCACTGTCCAATAGCCATATCCAGTAGTGGCAAAGATTGTTGTCGTCACTGCAATGCCCTTATGTAGTAAGTGGAGATTGCATTGATACGACGGAGAGAGATTATAAACACGTGGGTATTAACTGTATCAAGCGCATCACCAGTGTTTGCCCCGACTGCAAATCCACTAAAGGTAATAACCCCAGCACTTGCGGTGTTGGTAACTAGAATATCAATTGCACAATCGGAGGCTGGGGCAAGCCATGTCCTTGCAGCATTATTGTTTCCATATTGGTAATTCCCCAAAGCTGGGTTAGCGGTAAAGCTGGCTGGAATATTGCCAATATTATTAGGTGTGAATGTGTAACCAGCTGTTATGTTTACGGTAGCATTATATGGTATAAAATTACTAGCCCCAGGCACAGCTGGTGAAACCTGAACCCACTGTAAGCTATTACCATCGTTGATGTAGACTGAGAAGATGCCAGTATTGAGGCTGTACCAGAAGTCGCCTACTACTGGAGATGTTGGAGCGGTAAGCGAAGCAGTAAAGACATTCCTGCCCTGGACATGCGTAGCATCGGTCCATACTGCTGTCTGACCAGCTGTCGGGGTGCCGGAGTTGGAGACATTACCACCACCAGCAGCAGGCGCTGCCCAAGTTCCATCAGCACGGAGGAAGTTAACAGTGCCGCCACCAGAGGCAGGAGCAGCTCCACTCAATGCAGTTGTAAATGGTTGAATAAGCGCAGTGAGCTGGACGTTAGTATACTCGCCCATAAGACCGGCGTTATCATACAGAACCCTCAGACTGGTCCCACCGGTCACCGTGGTTGAATTAATTGCAACGCTGGTTGCCGCACCGCCTGTAGGAGGAGCAACCCAAGCACCATCAGCCCGTAGGAAGTTTAGAGTACCACCTCCTGATGCAGGGGCTGCTCCGCTTAGGGCCGTTGTGAACGGTTGTATAAGCGCAGTTAGCTGGACGTTAGTGTATTCACCCAAAATACCAGCATTGTCATACAGCACCCTAAGACTAGTACCACTACCAACTGGTGTTGTACCAACCGTTAGGCTACCACCACCACCAACTGAGTTCAGTATACCACCACTGAACGTCATATTGGCGCCCATTGTGACTGAAGTCCAAGTGTTAGCAGCAGAGCGGTAATAAATGTTATTTGTGCCAGCAAGTGCTGCTATGGCAGTCAAATCCCCATCTAGCGGCTGGAAGCCAAGAGTAGAAGCATCAATGCCCTTAATTGTGGTTGCACTCGTCCATTGGCCTAACTGGCCACTAACTGGCGTGCCAGAGTTACTGACATTGCCACCACTACCAGAACCTGGCGAGACCACCCACGATGCAGTAGAGCCTTGCCTTGAATACAATTGGCCATCTGGCGGCGCCTCTGCCATGCCGCCAGTAGAGTTTAGCGTACCTCCTGTGAAGGTAAGGCCTGCCCCGAGTACTACTGGCGTCCAGATATCTTGCTGGTTTCGGAAATAGATTGTGTCTGTTGTTGGAGTCGGAGCTTTCTCAATATAAGTTGTAAGCCAACCTAGAGATGGCCCAAAGTATAGCTTACCATCAGTTAACCCTGAGCCACTCTTATCTAGATCGGCAGGTATTGTCATAACCGTCTTCCAGATACCTTCTTCTTCTCCAACAGCTCAACTTGAAGAACTGCATTCAGGTCCATAAGCTGCTTGACTTGCTCTTGGAGTTCCTCAAACTTCTTTGGGTCAACACCCTTTATCGAGACATTTGGAAGAGGCTTGTCAGCCTGAACCATCTTAGTAGCCATTAGCTGAGCTATTTCTCTCTCAAAGTCGCTAAGGCGACTCTCAGAGTAAGTCATATTAAGCGACTCGATTGGATGCTTCCAGTTGGCTCTATGTTGATTAGAGATCTCTGTAGCCTCATCATCAAGCGGCTCCATATCAGGAGTTGGAGGCCCAGTGAAGACAACATCCCGCCTATGAGCTGGGTCATAGCGATTGGAGACTATGATCCCATCGGGGTCATTCCAATCTTGCACCCAAGTTGGGTTTAGGTACAAGGGAACTTCATAGACCTTCCTTGCCGAGCGGCCAGTTTCTCGGTCGCTCTCTTTGTATTCCCACTCTATCCCAGGCACGCTGAGATAGTGGGCATCCTTTAGCATCCATCTAGCCATATCATCACTCTATGCTGTTGACGCCTGAGATCGTACATGGAACTGCATAATTAGCAAAGACACTGCCATTCTTGACGACTGTAGCTGCACCATCAAGTGGAACTAGAGCCGGGGACATGCTGGCAGATGAGCCACAACCAGCCCATATTACATCTCCAGCTACAGAATTGCCTACAGTATCGGCGAAGGTTGTGCCTGCTTTGTATTTGGCGTGACCGATAATAAAGGCAGCAACAGATCTGAACCTAGCCATTTGGTTTTCTCCTAGAATTGAGCATAGTAGATGTTATAAGCCACAGGCCCTGTCCCTGTTATAGATACACAGAGATTGTCAAGTGGCGGCAGGGTGTACCAAGCAGACGAAATATGGTCAGTTATGGTCCCGTTTATTGGTAACGACATAACCGGCGTTAGCGTTACTGTACTACCAACACAAGTCGCACCAGTACCACCGATTAGTTGGAAGGTGCCAGCTGCTGCCCCAGCATTAGCAGTGAAGCCACATATAGAGATCAGCTGATTAGCTACTGGAGCTACTGAGACTCCGACTGTTGCTCCAGAGCTTCCATTGTTGACCTTGTTGCACCCTATCGTATTTGGAGGGCCAACTGTCTGGGCTTTGGCTGGCTCACCACAGCCATAGAGCAGAAGTGAGCCAGCGATAGCTAGGAGCCTTAGCATCATTGCACCCTATACCACGTTGCGGTGGCTTGATTCCACTGCTCTCGAAAGCATGTGCCTACTGCAAGAGTTGTTAGAGTAGCAGTTTGAGCTAGGGTCTGATTGGTGTTTGCTGCAAGGGTCACGACGTTTGTGGACCAAGCAGCAGCTGTAGTGTTGCAGACGCCAACAATAGCACCATCTGGCACTGGACTAGGTGGCATGGTGATAACGGCTGCTGAAGGTTGTGCCGTTACCAACATATTGCCACCAGCGGCAATAGGAGCGCCGATGGTTACGGCGCCTGTTACCGTGGTCACAAGATTTGCCGTTCCACCCCTAGCGACGTTGATGCACAGAAACTGACTCTGGCCACCAGGGCCTTGTGCAGCACTCCAGCACTCATTACCAGAGAGCTGATTCTGTGATACTGGCTGGGCTATCAGTGGGGTAGCCAGGGCAGCGAGCGCTGCCCCAACCAACCATTTTGTATATTTACGCATCAGTTGTTAACCACAACGCCAGGAGGATAGCCACCATGGATCGCATTGATGTTGGCGTTGTACACCAGATCATGACGATCAAGGACAATCCAACTCTTCAGAACGCCGCCAGTTCCTGCACCAGCTATGGTGTAAGCGAGCTGTAGAAACCGAGGGATTGGCTGGCCAGCAGGAGGTCGAGGCATATCCATGTCAAGCAGGCGGGCCCCTTGAATAAGGTTCGCCAGCACCACCACAGGCGATGAGTACCACGTAACAAAGGCAGCAGGAGCACCAGAGCCGTTGTCAGGCGCCCCTTGCAAGCTCACTTGAAGTGAGGTAAGGCCAGTAAAGGCTGTAGTCACAATGACAAGCAGCTTCATGGCCGGATCATCGCCTATGCCAATATCTCTTGCACCTTGCCCTGCGGCAAGGATAGGGATACCGACCAAGTGAAGATCGATGATGTTGGTGCTAACACCAGAAGCAGTTGGTGTATCACCAGCGACAGCAGAGAACTGAAGTAGTCCATCAAGAATCATGGGTTATCTCCTTATACCACTCGGGCTTCATTGTTTAGAATAGCATCGCAGGTCCTGACAGGGATGCCTCTGAACGTCGTTATGGGCTTGCCGTCGAACTCTTCGATACGAAGCAAGACGTTAGTCTTGTTCATCGCTTGAAGGTCAAGGTACGTGCGAAGCACACGATTGGCGTACATGACAGTACGACCCATGTTCGCCCTGATTTCAGGTGTGTCGGAAGTTTGGACGACTGTAGCACCAGCTGGTGCTGTCGGTAGCCTGTAAAGCCCACGGACAAGCAAGTTGATGAGGTTTGCTGCATTGACGCCTGTAAGCTGTGTGACGTCGATGTTTGCCAGTCTAACGGCATAGCGCCAGTCTCTGCCGACAAGGCCTATCTCCCATTTGAAGTGGTCTCTGTAGGCTTGGTAGGTGTTACCAGCACCATCTTGGACAGGCCATTCTCCCATGTCTCGATGTTGCAAGCCGGTGATCTTGCCTTTAGGGAAAGTAGCATGAGTTGTGTCAGGCCCCCATACAACAATCCAGACACTAGAGTTAGTTGAGGCCGTCCCACCACTATCAAGCACATTCGCCGCTGTTTGAGAGTTGGCGGAGTTTACTGTACTATACCGAGGCGAGAACCCAGTAAAGCGTTCAGGGTTGATGAACTGGTTACCGTAGATTAGTGTAGCAGCCACTTGCTGGGACATACCTTCTAGAAAGGCTTTAACCTCGCTTAGGCGGAAGTCAGCTGTGTTGCCGTTAAGGTCAGCGACGTCTTTGTCGATAACTGCGTAGGTTTCGAGATTTCCGCAGGTTTCGACAATTTGAGCTGTCGTTGACTTGGCGTTAGGGACGCCTGTGTTTAGTATACGCCATGTCGCTTGTGGCAAGCCTGTACGAACAGTGGTTTTATGTCCTGTAGGCAGGTTACCTTCGACAACAAGCATGTCATCGAGTATCTCATTGGTCTGCGATAGCAGTTCGATGATAGTGGCTACGTGGTAGCCATCATCAAGCCTCTTCGCCCAGTCCGCGTAAGTGAGAGCCGTTGACCCTATAATAGCCACGGTTTATCCCTTTCCTGTGTGAGAGCGCCTGTCAAAGGCAAACTCTCCATGACGGGTTTCAACAGCAGCCATAAAAGCCCTATGGGCTTCCTCTGGTGTGTTGAAGGTTCCCAATCGTGTCACACAGCCGCCGATCTGGATCTTCGAGTACCACTTAGGGCCTCTAGCTTCCTTGTAAGCTCCTTTGAGCCCGGACATACCTGTTTCACGTTTGGCATTAAAACAGTTCTCAGTTCTTGTAGCAATTCTTAGATTTGCTATCTTGTTATTGCTACGATTACCATCCTTATGGTCTATCTCTGATGGCCATTCGCCATATACATAGAGCCATACAAGGTGGTGTTCGTAGTATTTCTCATAGTCGATAGTCACCTTTCTATATCCATGACCAGCTGGTGATCCAGCTTCACATGCTTCTCTAGCACGGCCTCTACTGAAGCGGTTATAAAATCGCCCTTCTTCTGGGTCGTACTCAAATAGCTCTTTGAGCCGTTCTTGCGTAATCATGGCAAATTCTGCGTGTAACGTCCTCGCTTCCAGCGAGCAAATATGTCTAAGAGCCAACTCTCCTGCTTCAGACTGGGCCACCCTCCTGCTCCTAATCTTGTAACCACTCCCAATAAAAGCCCTCTCTCCGAATCAGGTAACTCTGAAGCATCATCAGTAAGAATGATGCGTATCTCCTTAATATACCTTAAGGCCCTCTCAGATAGGGGATGCCCAGGTCTAATCTCATCAAAAATGTCTTCTTCATCACTCATGGCTAACTCCTATGACGCTGGGCTTACGGTAGCGTTGGATACATCGCTCTAGCACCCATTCCTGCTGTGGTGCCTGGGCGCTGTTGACCTGCTGCTGAGGGGCCTTTACCTGCGACATGGCCACCTTCAGTGACTAGTTGTGCTAACTTGTAAAAGGCCTTGATGAAAGCGGGGTTGTTGCCTGCTCCAGTATAATCCATAGCTGCTCTAAACTCTGTCGCAAGTCGTGCATCTCCGAGAGAGTCAATAGCTCTGGATATAGTTTGAGTAACCTGGCTAAGTCTCGGGCCAATGGTTGGATCTGCTTTGACCTGTTTAACCCATTCTTCTTGAGTCTTGCGCCATGCGTCGTAAGGAGCATTTACGGCCTCTAGGGTTTTAGACGAATAAAAGTCGACTAGCTTCTGAGCCTCGGCTTGTGGTAGGTTCATGCCTCTGAACAATTCGCCAGCTTCCTTAGCTACACCTTCATTAAGCTCAAAGCCCTCCGGAACTGTGAATGGTTCATATGCTTCCGGCGCCCCAGAAGCTGGCTGATTGGCTAGTGAAGTTCCAGTTTGGCTAACTAGGCTCTTTTCCGTCGGCTCCGAGGTAGTCTCGGTAGTAGTGCTCGTCTGCGGCGTCGTCGTCAACGGCGTCGTCGTCTGACCCACGTCCTTGATCTCGCCCGTTGGTGTCCTTGCGATTTCTGACGTCTGAGATGGTGCTTCGCTCATTTCTTTCCCTCATCATGGTTATGTAGTGATCGGGGCAGGCTGACATAATGTCGTTAAGCAGGTTAAGGCCCACTTCTCGCTGACCTTCCATGAACGCCATTCGAACCGGGACATCTGCAAATGAAGTGGCGAATATGTGACAATGCTCGAGAAGCCCACACATCCACCCTCGACCAGCAACAACTGACATGATGCCTGTAACGATTTCACGGCGCTGTTGCTCCTCAAGCTTAGCTTGTTTCTCAAGTCGACGTACATCTTTCTTGTTCCCTGCGTCGTACATCTAAGGTCTCATCATAAAGAGCGTCTATTACAACTGCCCTTAGCATATCCTGAACAGTGCAGCCATGACGTGCACAAACTTCCTTAAATGAGTCAAACTCACTTTGAGTAAGTCTGCACGATACAACATGGCCTCTCATTATGCTCCCAGCATCTGCTGAATTGCATTCTTGCCGCCGCCTACATCGACATTACTTAAGTTCTCAGCGCCTGCCGAGAGTTTTTGTGCTCGATCGGCCATAGCATTTTGTTGCTCCTGTTGCTGCTGCTGTGCACGTTGTTGACGAATTTGCGCTAGCTGCGCTGGAGAGCGTATGATTCGTGGGTCGTTATTCATCAACGTCGAGTACTTGGCGAGGGCAAAGTCGGTGTCGATGTTGTCCATAACTCCAGGGTCGAGACCAGCGAGGGATCCTGCCATTTGTAGAGTTCGTTCAATACCAGAAGTAGCTGACGCAAGCTGCGCCTGGAGTAGCATGGAGATATACTCGATATCGATATTAGCTCCTTGAATTTCAGCTGGGGGTGGTGGCAGAACTCCGGCCCTAGACATAACTGCGAACACTCGTTCGATTGTAGGAGACAACAACTCATGTTGGATTCTCTCCAGGACGGGACCTAACATGATTAACGCCTCTGAGCGACGAGCGTCAATCTCAGTTGCGCTTACGTTTGAACGAGTCTCAAATTGGCTAATAACCTGAAAGACGTCGTTAAAGAAGACTTTGCGGATTCTTTCTCGAACTTCGTTTAGGTCCTCGCTTATAGCGGCAATGTCAGGCCGCCAATTGCCGTAAGCGGTAGTAAAACCTGAGTTAGCAGCCTGCATCATCCCAGCGATGTAAGTTACACCACCAGGAAGAAGTGACGCTGGTTGGTTCTTCAATTGTACATCTGCCAACATAGGTGGATTAACTGTCTTATCGATAGCTTGCCCTTTGCGGCGGACTTCTTGTTGAAGTTGCTTAACGTCCGGCAAAGCGTCCATGCCCGGCGACCGTCCATAGGCATCGTTCGATACGAGGTCCCATCTGACAGCAATATTTGGAGCCTCATGAAATCCTCGCTTACGAAGAAAGCCTTGATGGATGTTAGCGTAACCGCCCTGCGGATATACCGACCCGCCCCATTCCCAGTAGGCCTCACGGAATTTAAAGTTCTTTGGTATTCCAAAATCTCTTCCATCGTCGTTTGGCTCAATTGCATGGGCTACAATTATCTCCCTCGTTAGGGCGGCCTTACCTTCGCCGTAGAGCCGCTTGACTTGGTCCGAGACATTCTCCTCGCCAAACTCATTAACGACCTGATCGACTGTAAGCGTGAACTCTCGGAAGAAGATAGACGGCCTGTACTTACCATCATTGTCAAGGTAATATTCTCCAAAGCAGGGATTAACGCAATTAATAACATTGTCGAAGTCCTCGTAAATGAGCATGACAGCAGAGCCAAAAATGACTAAATCAAAGTAAACGACTGCTATAGAGTTGTAGAAGTTTGAGGCCTGGAAGACGAGCATCATCAGGCGTTCGCATTCAGCTAGCCACAGGCTGATAGGGGATGTTTGAGTTGAGTCTTGCCAACCGACTTTGAGTCTGAACCAAGGTCGAGTAGGGGAAGATATACCTGACATCATTCCAGAAGCCAAATTCCGAGCGGCGAGGGTTCCAGTCGAATCGAGAATATGCTGATTGATAGGTGATCCTCTGGTCATTTGGTTTGGGGTAATAAGCCATTTATATCTCCGTGGCAGTAAGAAGTCAGCTAATTCACGACCATGTACCCACCACGAATAGCGATTGACACGCAACCCAAGCAGGCGCTCGTTTACGTGAGAATGGTATTTCTCGTCGACTTCGCTTAACGCAGGCATTAACGTCCTTTACGACCTCTACCAGACGGTCGGGTTACATGCGGCATCTTCATTCCACCACTGGCAGCACCACCTAGTTTAGAACCTGAAGACTCGACTAAGCGCCCCATATCATGCATAGTTGCGGCGGCCATTAGCACATGCTCGGGTGTTACACCCTGGCCACCCATAAGGCCCTTTTCTTGAGTGACTTGAGATGGATCTAGCATTGGGACTTGTGGCATGGCACTATCCTAATAGACTTTTTTGTTGCCCGCCTGTAGCTGTTTTCCCAGCCAATTGACCGGCTGTAGCAGCAGCACCTAGGAAGCTTGCTGTACCAGCTGCCTTTTGAGCCTTTTGACCGGGGCTAAGTGAGGGGACAAATGACGGCGGTTGAGGGGCAGCTGAAGGAGCAGCCGGTGGCGGGGGAGGGGCCGCCACAGGCGCTGGTGGTGGGACAGCAGGAACTGAGGGGGCAGGGGCAGGGGCCCCGCCTCCTCCACCTCCACCACCAAATATCGAATTAAAGAACTTAGGCACGAAGCTCATTGCAAGCCTCCATAAAACGGCTCAGGCTCAAAGGGCTTATGGACTTCAGCATAAATCGACTCTTTGCTGTAGGGATCATATTCACTAACGACAAGCGGCTTAAATGGAAATTCCCGGTTTTGAAGTGCAACCGGCATGGCGAAGGTTAAGGCAAGAGCATCAGCAAGGTCGGGGCTCTCTAGGCCCCTAGACATCATTTGTTCTTTCTTCTCTAAGAGGATTTCATTCTTGAGTGTGTAGGTATAGAGCGGCCCTATGAGCTGGGCCTTTAAATCTGGATCGTTTGGGATTGAACCGGACTTGAGCCAAGCTCGCATTGCGCCCCACATTTCGGCTCGCTTGTTGGCGTAGCGTTCACCTTCGTTGCCCGTAGCCCAACCCATGCCCTCGGCACGTGAACCGAATTGTATATCGAATACACTAAGATGAAGGGCACGACAATTATCAACAACACCACCGCCGACACCGCCTCCATCAATAAATACAGCATCCACATGGTAGCGACCGTGAACTTCCATAACCTTACCAGCAAGCTGGACTGTTGATACACCACGCAGGCGAATTGGCGGAATTGAGCGAGCATCACGCCCTTTGCGGAACCAAATGACTGACTCATTTTGGCCATACCTTGCTACATCGACGCCGATGACTAAGGGATCATTTGGGAATAGTTCTAAGTCTCTAGCTGACGCTGCTTCAACCTCTTCTTGGGAGATAAACTCCATCTCGCCTGTTCGTGGGAACACGCCCCTAACACGTACTCTAACGAAGTCCGAGTCCTCACCATAGGCTTCAATCCATGCCTCGATTTGGTCCTTGTTGGTAAGCGAGACTTCACGAGAATCGATCTGCTTTGTTGTCCACTCTTTTGAGTGCCTCTGACCAGGAAAGCATTCACGGAACCTTCCGGTGTTGCGAGTCGGATTTCCGAATACGCACCAAACGATTTCAGTCTCAGAGTCGGTAAGCGCACCTTCCGTGGTTTCCCAAATGATATCAGGTATGGCTGAGGCCTCGTCAAAGACCACCAAGATACGCCGACCCTTATTGTGTAGTCCAGCAAAAGCCTCGGTATTACGTTCGCTCCATGGGACCATGTCAATCCGCCATGTACGTTCATGGGCACTATCCTTAGAGAAGATGGCAGTTGCTGTAAGCTGAAATAGGTCTTTGGCGAGGAACATATGGAACCATTTACCTAACTCGGCCCAAGTCTTAGTCTTCAACTGAGTTTCAGTATTGGCGGTGACAACGCCTCTGGTGTCAGGCATTGTGGAGAGAGCCCAGAGCATGATCCACGAGACAAGTGCTGTTTTGCCAATCCCGTGACCCGATGCCACCGCCAACTGAATGGCCCGATTGACATCCAACAGCCCATCACGGATAAGGTTGAGGATGTCCCTTTGCCAAGGTTCGGGTCCATTAGGGTACCCTGCTAGGCGAGTATCATTCTCACCCCAAGGGAATGCTCCCATGACGAACGCATAGGGGTCCCTTGAGGTTTCGGCCAGCCAGCCTAGCAGGGATTCGTTCATGTCGCTTCAGCCATAACTAGAACTAACATGGGCCTTCGGCCATTAGCAGGGATTCGTTCACTGGGCTACCTCCCAGCTTCCACTGAAATATCCAAACGCCGCTATAGCTAACAATATCACTATCACTACTGCCATAGTTATGGCGAACCTTCTAGCCACTAGTGCAAGACTCGCCCTAAACCGCCTATAAGCTCAGACGCTATCCAAAAGGCAATAGCGGCCCATCCAAGATGAAATCTTCCAGCCTGCACCATTATGCAACTGGCTATGACAGCAAAGACAAAGGCGAAGACTAGGAAGATGAGGCCTATGTTTTGCATGATCTCAAACTCCCGTGAACTTAGGAACTAGATCAGGAACTTGGAATTTGGGGATGTTGGGCTTATAGGGCTCAATATCTCCAACCTCTTCATTTAGGAGACTGCCCTTCTTAGCATCAGCAGCGCCTCGACCGGCTCTGGTGTGTTTACCACCCTCACCTTCGCCTGTGTCTACTGCGCCACTAGGCAGGCCAGCAGTTTCATGTTCTTCATCAGGTAAGTCTGAGGCTTGGCGAGGCATGCCAGCTGGCTCATGACCTTCTAATACGGCGCCGCCCTTAGATAGCTTCTGGTTCCACATATCGACGAACTGTTGGCTGGTTATGTTCTCAACACCACCAAACTGGGCTACGCCGCCTGGAGTATTGAGCTTAATGGCGAGTTTGGACCATCCAGCGCCCTTTGATTTACCCTCGCCTGTCGAGTACATGTTTTGCCAAGCTGGAGCGTCGGGGTTGCTCATATGTGCATCATATCCAGCTGAGCCTTGCTGATGGATCATGTAGATGTCGCCTAGCGTCGCATCTCGCCCGTATTTGGCCTTAAAGTCTCGGGACTCTTGAGCCATCTTGTTGGCGGCCGCCATTGTGCTTTGCTCAGGGTCAAAGCGAGAGCCTGTGCCGCCATGACGAGTGAATTCACTTTGACTTAACTGAAACAAACCACAATAACTCCCGGTGCAGCCTGTTGCTCGTTCAGAGTTCTCAATTTGCGCAATTCGCTTGAGCCACGATGGATCGACACCAGTTCGGTTACCGTGCTTCTCATATAGGTCATCGTAAGGCATTACTGCGCTAATGCCTCCTTTCGCTTACGATTTAAACTATCAATGAAATCTGAGACACGCCCTGCTATGGCCTTAAGGCCAGCTGTTGGGATCTTGGCCTTACCAATGTATTGCGCCATCTCTTCATCTGTTGGAGTAGGAATGGCCTTACCAGGGTCCACAGGATGGAATGCAGCATGAGCATCAAATATGCGTTGAGCTATCGTTTCGACACCTTCAGGTGAGGGTGTTTTCGCAATACTCGTCACATTTCTTCTTCCCTGCCCCTCCATAAAGCTTCTTACCGCCTCGTTTATCATCGACTTAGACTTAGACTGCGTATCTTGCTGAGATAAGCCCAACCACGATGGCAGCTGACTTTGTTGGCCCAGCAAGCTCCTTTGATCTTCAGCTTCAGGCTCGCTTGTCGGCACAGTCGGCATCTGCTAGAACCTTCGCTTAAACTTCGGCTGCGCTTGTGCGATAGCCTCAATTACGGCGCTAGCCTCGCTTATGGCTTGAGCCTCAATTATCATGGGGCTAGTGCTAGTACCAGCACCAGCAACCATAGGGCCTTCGGCCTTTACTGTTCTGGTTCTAGCAATGGCTCTGTCTAAGGACACCGCAAAGTCGACTGAGATATTAGTTTGCACTGTTCTTTTACTAAGACCGACTCGATCGGCTGAGTCACGGCTTATGGAGATTAGTTCCCGAACCGACATTTCTTCAGTTTCATCATCATCATCAAGCTTGTCTGCGAGCTTGCGCTCGGCCTTAAGGCCATTATCGAGAATCATTTGGTAATAGGCTTGCATGCCGTCTTTTAGGTCGGACTCATCTAGGCCTCGCTTCTGATCAACTAGGTCGTCAAATGCAGGAGTTGAGCGAAGCAAACTAACACGGGCGAGGCTGTAGCCTGTCAACTCGGCAACTTCCTTTGGCCGCAGCCCACATGCAAACAATTGGGCCATGCGATGATGGCTATCACGAAACCGCTTAACCGCAGGCACAGAGCCACGTTTCACGCTCTGGACTTCGTCTAAGCGCAATTCGCGCACTTCTATGACGTTAACGGGTTTTGGCGGGCGACCTGCTGGCATTGACCCTCGCTTGCGTTTAGCCCTCGCCTATGCTGCCTTAGCGTACCCATAATTATGAACCTACTCGCGCGTGAAGTCAAGTGTAAAGTTTGTTGGTGTATACATTTCACTGCATTTTCAAAGGTATGGCTGTGTAAAAGCGTAGAAAATTTGCGCAAGCACTTTGCTGGCTGGCTGGCATCGATCTTTGGGCCCCCGCCCCCCTTGCGATGAGGCTGAGACCGTGACAAACGAGCAACGGTGTGACCGGTCAGTAACAGCAGCTGGGGCCACACCAGCGCCAAGTTATTGGTTTCATTGGGCAATGTTCCCTTGTGATCCTTGGCCTTGCCTCCATGACCCCTTAGGTAAGCCCTGTATAGCCCTCCACCATACTTCGTAGCCTAGTGGAGGGGAGGCTGGTATACTACCCTTCCTTTCAAAATTTTTTTTTTTTAGAAGAGTTAGGGGGTATACCAGCCCCCGCCCCAGTAGGCAACCTGGGGGTATGGAGGGCTATGGAGGGCTTAGGTAAGGGGTGCTGGAGACAACACCAAGAACCACAAGGGCAGTTGCAGGCCATATTGCACTGCACCATCACGCTTTTGTGATGATTGTTCACGTTTTCGTGACCTTGTTTCACTATTTGTTCTCAAATCCGGCCTCAATTGTGCCACAATCGCCGTTCAAGCTCTCGATCACACAACGGCATGAGCCCTTGTGAAACCTAGCGAACCCCTACAGGAGATTACCATATGACCATTCTTCGAGACCTTAGCTTAGACGGCACCGAGCTTATGGCGGAGCTTAACAGACTGCGGTTGGAAAATGCATCCCTTAAGGCCAATGCCAAGCCCGTCAAGAATGGCCTCAAGGTCTCAGAAAAGGGCGCTGTTTCGATGTACGGCTACGGCCGCTTCCCAATCACAGTCTACGCAGAGGCCCTGCGTGATATCCTTAGCCGCAAAGATGAAATTGAGGCATGGATGGATGCCAACAAGGACAAGCTCTCAGTTAAGGACCGCAGCTAAAGGCTGCGCCATAAGGTCGAAACTAGGGGCACTTGCCCCTAGTAGCAAGGTCAATCCTTGCCTGACGAGACCAACAAGCGAAAGGACCAAAGCTATGATCTACTACTACCCTAAGCTAATCAATGCTTGCGCCTTTGTCACATATCATAGCTTCGGCTCACCGAACTATAGCTTGTGGGTTGTTCCCAACACAGGATTGGAGAACTGCCAATGAGAACCCACAAAACCCTAGCAGAAATACTCGACGACATTACCACAACCGCCCTTGCCAGACAGGCGAAGGCTGCACAAGTTGAGCATGAGTGCTTGGACGACGAGGAATACCTCGACCTCGAGGACATACTCTTAACGCAAAACCGCACAAAGCGATGGTTGGAGGAGCAATAAGCCATGAACACAACCACATATACTTGGCTGCGATCACTTGCCGAAGCAGTCGTCACTTGGTACATCATGAGCAATTTCTTCAACTTGCTCCTAAGCCTATGGGGCTAAAGCCATGACAACCGCAAACCTTGCCTTTATCATGATGCTCGGCACTTGGGCAATCTTGGCCCTTGGTATATTAACCCTCCGTTAATCGGCGCAGCCGAGCATGTTAGCATGCATCAAGGGCCCTGATAATCTCAGGGCCCTTTTTTTATTTCCCTCGCTTGTTCCCGTTTTGTACAGAAAGCCCCAGGGCTGCGCCCACAGACGTTTTCAGCACATGGGCACTAGGGTGCTAGGGCGAAGCCCCTGAAAACCGCTGTACGGCCGTTTATGTGCCATTGTGCCCATAAGCGGACCAAATGTGCAGCGCCGTTTCGTCGCCCTTGGCGTTATCATCCGGCCGCTCATGTGGGCCATTATACCATTCCTCATTAACATTCAGGTTAAGCTCAATTACATTAACAGTCGCAATATCATTGTATCCGCCTTCATACCCCGATACTACAACCCTCATATCACCACGATAAATTTGCAGCAACTCTATAAGCTCACGTACAGTCATTTGCCTTTTCCTTTCCCTTCGTTAGACAGACCACAACCAAGCATAGATATGGCGGCAGATATAGTAATGCAGCAAAGGGTCTATTCGCATAACAGCTGGAACCGGATACATAGCCCTTATCCTCCATGTTAGGGCCACTTAAGCCTAAACCTAAGTGGCCCCGTTATTAGGCGAACGCTAAACTACATCGCCTAAGCTGCGTTGCATAATCTCTCAAGAACTACTTTCACTAGTTCTCGTTTGGCTTCATCGAACTGCATAGCTAGGGCCACTCCTTCCTTGCCAAATGTAAGGCCTAGTCTATACACTATCTCACCATTAAGCGAGCGGCAGTTCTTCTTAGCTTCACTCTCAAGCCTCGCCCTTAGTGCCTCTAAGCATCTGATTTTGATGTTTACAACGTCAGTTGGTTTTCTCATTTCCTTTATCCCAACCAACAAGGTAAGCACCACCTCTGCGTTTGCACCTTGCCTTCGGCAGGCTTCACTACAACCCTAACGTAGTGAGACCTAAGGGCGATCGGCTTATGACACAATATGCAGTCATACTCCTTCTTCGCCGTATAAGTATTCTTGCTTAGAACCTCAACCTTAGCTTCATCGCCATTCTCTGTGTTAGACATCACAACCTCCATAGTATGTAATAAACAGCGGCTTAGGGTTAAGCTTAGGTTTTGGCTTGCGTCGAATATAAAAGCTAAACCCAAACCACCTAAACACCACATGGTGTAGGCCACCTACTTTACGGTATGTCATTGTCCCTTTCCTTTCATGACTCGCCTTACTTCTTCTATAATTTCGGGGTTACTCCTGAGTAACTCCCTTGCCGCTTCACGTATCTGAGCACTATCAACCATATGCACCTTAACAGCA